GGTTTTTATGTACCAAAGTGGGACATTTGGAAATTTTTTTGTACCCATAGAAACACTAGGCTTTGCCTAGTACCACAAAGTTTTTGGGGGCAGTTTCTCTTTATGCTCTTTATAAAAATTTAAAGTGTTAATTTCCAGTTAAAAATTAGGAATATCAATATTGAGAAATTCAGATGTTGGTATTAAGGACATCTGAATTTTTAAAGTGTATAGTATGCACTTATAAAAATTTAAAGTATAAATTTTTAGTTGAAAATTAGATATAAATAATACACATATCCGAAATTTAATAGGTTTTATTTGAACCTATAGACAAAACTATCTAATGAAACAATACAAGTATTAATATATAGTCAAGTTATTAGTTAATAGTCAATAACCTTGACTTTAAAACAAGTCTTTTAAAAGGATTTATTTTATAGAATAAAATTAAAAAAATAATAAAAAGACATTGACAACAGTGACGAATAGAATTATAATAAAATCAACAGTTACGAATAGGGGGTGAAAAAATGAAAGAGAACAGAGAGTTGAAAATTATGTTTAATAAGTCTGGTGGTACAGCAAGTAAAAATTCTTATAGTCCAAAGATAAGTATTCCAAAGTCATGGTTAGATGATATGGGAATTACTCTTGACGAAAGAGAAATAATTGCAAGTTACGAAGATAAAAAAATAACAATTGAAAAGAAATAAAAAAAAGCCCACCCATAAGGATAGACTCTAACTCGCAATTAGATTATATCTTAATTGGGTGGTTAATTCAAGGAGGATTAATTACCAATGAATATTAATACATTAAAAAATTACATAGAGAAGTGTAATTCTCACAACGTTATACCAACCCTAAAGGGAGCAGTAATATATAAAAGATTTGGGGTGGTGAGATAATATGATATTAATAAAGAAAAAGGCAATAAATAGAGTGCTGAAAATAAGTGAGGATAGGATAGAAGAGGTTATATATATTTTAGAGTTGCTTAATTTACAAGAGTTAACTAACGAGGATATAAAGGGAATAAAACATTATATTTATGGATACTTAAAGGGAAAGAAAAATAATTTTTAAATTAATAAATAAGTCAGTAAATTTTTACTGGCTTTTTTTATTGAAAAAATTTTTTAATAATGGTATTATGTAATTACAAAGTTAATAAAATGTAATTACAAGGGAGAGAAAAATGGATACTAAAAAGAAAAATAAATTATTACAAGTAAGAATGAGTGAGGCGGAAATTGAAGAGTTAAAGAAAACTGCTGAATTTTGGGGTATGGATAATGTAAGTGATGTTATTAGACATAGTATTAATTTATTTATTAATGCAACTAAGAAACAACCAGATTCAAGTGATTACGTTAAAACATGCGATGCAAGTTCTATGCTTTGGGCTTCAAAGATGTTATGCAATTCATTTGATATTCAAGAATATTTTTCAGAAGAAGGAGAAAAAGAGGACTTAAATACTATTCTTTTAGATTTATATAATAATGGGGAATTTAATAGTTTAAAAAAATGTGTTTTAGATAGCATTGTTCATGATTTAAATTTTAATAATGAATTAGATCCAACTGTTAAGGAAGCATTAAATAATTTATTAAATAATAAATAATTGAAAGGAAATATTAAATATGGGAATGTTAAGCATATCAAATCAAAAACAAAGAAATGCTATAAGTACGCTTCAAATGGCTATGCAAAAAGGAACAAGTGGAGAAATTCAACAAGCATGGGAAGGCTTTCACCAATCTATAGTGGATACTGTTGAGGAAAATATTAAAGAAGAAATGGAGAGTTTAATAGGAGTAGAAGCAAAGATGGAAAAAGGAAATTTTGCTAAATATAAAAATAATGCTGATTTTTTCAATAAAGTTTTTAAAGGTGAAGGTGAAAAGTGTACAGTTGAGCAATTTGCAAAAGGAGTAATTTTTAATGAATGGGGAGATAAAGCACCAATGCAAAGAGTAGATGGTGGAATATTGGCTCCAGTATCAGTTTTATCAGATATAATTTACGAAGCTATGAATAAATCAGTTCTATTAAAATATTGTCCAATTATAAATATGGACGAAGGAAAAGTAATAGTCGGTAAAGTTAACGAAAATGTATCATTAGACTTTAAAGAGAAATACAAGGCTGGTTTAGAAACAAATTTAGGTCTTGAAGGTGTTGAATTAAATGCTAAAACTTTATATGGGTATGTATATATATCAGAAGAGGATTTACAAGACGTTCAGAACTTAGACAGTATATTAACAAGAGCATTTTCAGAAGCAGTTGCTCAAATTTTAGATGAGAATTTTCTATATACAAATACGAAGGAATTAGAGCGTAAAGAAACTTTAAATTCAAATTCTACGCCTATTTATCCAAAAGGAATATTGGATTATGAAAATATATGTAAAGTTGAAGTTGCAGAAGTGGATTATGACATGATTTTAGATGGCTTACTAGAAATAGAAAAGAAAAACGGTTCAGCTAGTGTTGTAGCATTAAATCCTGTAGAAGGGTATAAGTTGCAAAAATTAAAAGATAGTAATGGGCAATATATTAAACCACCTGAAGCTATTAATAATTTATCAAAAGAGCAGAGCAATGGATTAAAAGAAAATGATGTATTAGTATTTGACCCAAGTCAAGTATTAATAGGGTTAAGAAGTGCAATGGACGTTAAAATGCTGCCTATACTCGAAAATGGAGTTTATGTAATGAGAGTTATGGTAAGAGCAGATGTTGTGCCAGTAAGAGAAGAACATATATGTAAAATAACAGTCAATAAACCAACATTAATGACAAAGGGAAAGAAATAAAGGAATAAGACATCCAAAATTATTTGGGTGTCTATATTTGAACTTAAATAAGGAGGTTGTATGAACTTTGTAGAGCCGATAAGAGATAAGGATATATTTCATGATATACAAGCGAAATTGAAAGAAGAGAATATAAGAAACTATATATTTATAATGACTGGAACTTACACATCATTAAGAGTATCAGATATTTTAAAATTAAAAGTTAAAGATGTTAAGGATAAGAAATATATAGACCTTAAAGAGCAAAAGACAGGCAAGAGAAATATTATAGAGATTAATCCAGTATTAAGACAAGCATATAAAGAATATTGCTTAAATATGCATGATGAAGAATATCTATTTAGAAAGAAAGATATTAATAAGCCTATTGGAAGAACACAAGCATGGAAGATAATGAAGCAGATCCAGGAGAGATTTAAATTAGATAACTTAGGAACACATACATTAAGAAAGACATTTGGGTTTCATTACTATAATCAAACTGGAGATATAGCAACATTAATGCAGATGTTTAATCATTCCAAAGAAGAAGTAACGTTAAGATATATTGGTATAACACAAGAGAAAATGAATGAAGCTAGAAGAAACTTTAAGATATAAAATTATTTTTTTTAGATATAGAGTATACACAATGAGGTCATGTTAACAAGAGGAATAATGAATAGGTTGTGAAGCTAGAGAGTAACTGGGTTAATAGAGAGTGTGAAGAGTGAACAGAATTTATATTATGTTAATTAAATAAAGAAAATTGATAATGATATTGTTGTGGTGATTGAGTGGATGAATACAAAACAAAAAAGACACCCCCTACCCCCTATACCCTATTTTTTTACGGGGGGTTAGCACCGGCAAGGGGGTTATAGTATTTAGCCAGAGCCTCGCGCACGTGAGAAAAACAAAAAAACTGGTCATTTTTTTAGTTTGAAACATAGTTAAAAGCATTGAAATTACTTACTTTAACTAAATATGACCATAAACAAAAAATGACATGTTTTTATACTAAAAAAATAGAGTTTTTTATAAAAAAGTACAAAAAAATGGTCAAAAAAGTGTTCAAAAATGCCTAAAAATGACCACAAAAGCAGCCAATTTTATATGGCAATTTTAATATAACAATTAACTTTTTAAACCTAGATATAGAGCCATTTTACAAGGGATATATATTTTGAAAAGTAGCCACTTTTTTTATTTAAAATTTAAAAAAGTAGCCAATTTTATAAAAAGTGTCCAAAAGTATAGTTTAAAAATAAGAATAATTATAAGCTAAACCTAGATATAGAGCCACTTAAAGAGAAGTGCCATACATTAATAAAAATAACCATGAAAGAGGTGATAAAATGTTGAAACAAAATTTAAGAGCAAATTATATAATTTGTGATGGAAGCAGGAAAGATATTAAAACTTATTATTCTGAAAATGTACAAGCTAGTGAAAAAGTTAGAATTGATATAAATAAGTCGAGTGATCCATTTGAAATGTTAGATTTAAGTCTACTATGTATTTACTTTTTAACTGGAGATAAATTATTTTACGAGCAGAATAGACAGAAATTAATTAACATTATTGCCAGTTATGATGGAAAAAGATTTAATTTTGAAAATTAAAATTATTGAAAATATAAGTATTAAAAAGTGGAATATTTGGAAATGTGATGGTATAATAAATTTAAACAATAAAAAAAGACCTCGCACTTTCAAATATACTGCAAATATATTTAAAAGTTACTTAATAGGTAAACGGACTACCTAAGAAGCATGAAGCCTTTTAACTAAGGGAATTATAGCATTTAGTTAAAGAATTTTCAAGCCTTTTAGGATAATAATACCTAGAAGGCTTTTTTTATTTAACTAGATGAAAAGAGGTCAATAAAAATGGGAGCATTAAAACTAGAATATAAAAAAGGATTATTTAATGGATATACACACATATATATTGGAATGATGGGAGAATTACAACCATTAGAATGTATTGAATATGATGAATTTGAAGAGGCTATAAATAAATACAGTGGATATTATGATGTATACGCAACTCAAAATACTATAAGCAATACATATACAAGAACCAATAAAGATGTATTACAGTTAAGAACTTTATATATAGATATAGATAAAATAAATAACACTGATGAAATAATAGAATTAATTAATAATTTAGTCAAAGAGAAAGTAATCCCAAAACCACATAAAATAATTTTTTCAGGAAGAGGAATACATATTAAATGGTTTATAAAGGATTATGCTGGGACAAGCAAAAAGAATATGAATGTTTGGAGCAGATTACAAAATTATTTAATTAAGACTTTTAAAAATGCTTTAAATAGTATGGGTGAAGTTGATAAAAGAGTAAAAGACCCGTCAAGAGTTTTAAGGATAGAAGGAACTATTAATTCAAAAAGCGATAAAGTAGTAAAATGTTTAGTTAATAATGAGCATGAGTTATACGACTTATATGAGTTATATAATATATATACCCCATATAAGCCACAGAAAGCCACAGAACAAAAGAAAAGTAAAAAAGGTATAAAACTATTAAAGAGTAAATCAACGCTAAATTATGGGCGATTAAAGGACTTAGAAAAGATACTAGAATTAAGGGAATATGATTTAACAGGAATAAGAAATAGTTTTTTAATGTTCTATACAACATATTATATTCTAGTTAATAATTCAAATTATGAGGAAACATTACAAGAAATAAAGGTTTTAGCAAGTAGAATTAAATCTAAAAAATATACTTCTTTGGCTGAATTAAAATCATTTGTAAGAAATGGACTAAAAAAAGTTGAAGAGCATAAAGAAGGACAGAAGGTACTACCCAAAAGCGAAACTATTATCGAATGGTTAAATATTTCAGAAGAGGAACAAAGAGAATTAATTACGTTAAAGTCAAAAAAGATAAAACAAGAGAATAATAATGCTCAAAGAAGGGAAAAGAGAAGAAATTCAGAAGGGTTGACTTCAAGAGAGCAACAGAAACAAGATTTAATTAAAAAAATACAGATATTGAAAAATCAAGGGTTAAAACAAAAAGAAGTATCAGAGAAATTAAACAAATCTATAAGAACTATAAAAAATTATTGGACAATTTAAAGGTGCAACGAAACGGCTCTTTAATATATGTATGTTGCCTTTGTCACGAACGTATATATACATAATGTTTTATATGATTAGTAATAACATTATTTGACTATAAAAATAACTTACTAAATAGGGGGAAGAGTATGGCTTTTGATTATATTTTTAATAAAAGAAGTTTTACACAAAAATTAGGAAACTATATATCTCACAATGTAGTAACGTATTTTAATGAAGGGAAAAAAACACTTAGAAGCATAGAAGAGTTAAATAATTTAGATAGGTTAGATTTGGCATATGATTTCTATGATAATTTAAATTTAGTTTTGGAAGGAAATCCAGGAAGAGATTTCATAGTTTATGAAATAGCAGAATATATAGACTATATGATACCAAAATCATACGCTAAATGGTATTTAAAAGACCATGACAGAGGACCAGGCAACATGAAAGTAAACCCAAATGATTACGGTTTAATCTATCAATATGATTGCAATTATACAAAATAACAAAAACTT